GAAGACAAGTGGCACAACGATTAGTGCTACAGGTCATAGAGGAGGTCTAGGTGACGGACTGTATGACAGAGCTGGAGCACGTCCAGATTTAGACTTAGATTTTGCAAGAACTAAGTCTTTAAAAGATAGAGTAAGTAAGGAAGATTTAATAACTTTTAGTAGATCAACAGGTGCTGGTAAAGGGGCGACTTTTGTAGACAAAAACGGGTTAGTAAAAGTAGCTCCTGTAAATCTTATACATAATAGCCATAATATTAGCAACGAAGGTAGTGGTATGCACGAATGGAGAGTTAATGTTAGCGGAACTGGAGCTAGTTTAACTGTAACACCTAATTATGCTACAGCTCCTGATGGAACCATGACTGCATCACGGCTTGAGTTTGCGACGGGTACTGTAGAAAATAATTACACTCTTCTTGAACAAAAGGTTTCAAGTAGTAGTACTCCAAATGTACCAGCTAATACCCATATAGTTCAATCAGTTTATTTAAAATCAACAGATGGTTCTACTCAAACTCTTAACATCTCTAACTATAGTTCCAGCAGAAATACTATAACCGTAACAGGAGAGTGGCAGAGATTTGAATTAAAAACTTCTAGAACAGATGCCGACATGCGACCCAGAATTGGTGTTAGATCTGGTACTCACTCGAGTTTTCTTAATCAACCTGACAGTAATGGTAACTATGCAAATGTAACTAGAGATGTTTTAGCTTGGGGAGCACAAGTTGAATTTGCTGATAGTAGCCTTTCAAATGGTTTAGTTACAGGTGTTGCAACAGAATTAATAAAAACAGGCAGTCAGGCTAGTGGAGCACCACGTTTTACCCATGACCCAGAAACTTTAGAATCTAAAGGGTTGTTGATTGAACAGCAAGCTACAAACTTAGAACTAAACAGTCAATCATTAGGAAGCTGGACTCATGGTACTGGAGCTACTGGAAGTTATGATAACTCTATACAAGCACCTGATGGTACATATGGATCAGTTTATGTTAAAGATAATGGAAGTGAAATTTACCAAACTTGGGGTACTATTCCGAGTGGTACTAATCAAGTAACTATTAGTTATTTTGCAAAAAGAAATCCGAATGTTTCTGGAAATTTTATTACTATTGAAGGTTTTAGATATTCTCATTCTCTTGGAAATTTAGGTTTTGTTAGCGAATTTAATATAGTAAACAAAACTTTTCATACTCATCTAGATAACACTGATTCAAGTCTTCATAGTACTTCTCATGAGTACACTAGAGTTAGTCGAAGGGTTGTATCTAACGAACATTTTGAAGAATATCCCAATGGATGGATTCGTGTTTTTGCAACTATTACATTAGAAGCTAGTCAAGGAGATTTTTTATCTAACAGTGCAAGATTAGATGTACAAGGTTCAGAACATTATATTTGGGGTGTACAAGTTGAAGCTGGAAATGTTGGTACTTCTTATATTCCAACAACAACAGCTACAGTTATAAGAAGCCCAGACCTAGTATCAATAGAGGGTGATGATTTTGGTACGTATAGGACCAACCTTTTAACCCATTCTTCTACTTTTCAAAATTGGACGGGTTCAGGTGGAAGTAGCAGCGGAACAGCTACTGTTACAAATGAAAGAGCTTTAGCTCCTGATGGTACTTATTCAGCATTTAAAGTTGACTTTGCAATTAATGGAGCATCCTCTAATGATTTAGCACAGTTAGCCGTACCAGCAGTTGCTTCTGCTGCCAGTGGTACAGCTTATACAGCTAGTGTTTATTTAAAGACCACTGATGGCTCTACAAAAGTAATGAGCTTAGGAACTATATCTGGTAATAAGACTATAATTACAGTTACTGGTGAATGGCAAAGATTTGAGAATACAAGTACCCCTAGTTCAACGATAACAAACCAAAAACTTAAAGTTAGATTAAGAGGTACCGAGTCAACTGCTACATCTGCAAGTATTTATGTCTGGGGTCCACAGGCTGAAGCAGCTAGTGCAGCTACACCATTTATCCCTTCCAGTATTGAATTTACCAACAGGCAATCAAATGCCACGTTTGTAGATGGTAATGGGATTATTAGGACTGCTAAGAAAAATTATCTTCTCTATAGTGAAGATATTTCACAGTGGCTTACTAGAGGAAATGGTGGTTCGGTAACTGTAACTATGGATGCTGCTGCTGTTGACCCATACGGAGGTCTTGGAGTAAGTAAAGTACAATGTTCCAGAACTGATTTGGGTCATTATCAAGCTCAACGTCATGTGGCAGTTAATACTGGTACTGCACAGCCTAATGTACAAAGTGCATGGTTAAAGGCTGCAACACCAGCAGATGTAGGCAAAATAGTTTCAGTTTGGCAGTATGACAGTGGTTTTAGACTTAATGATACACATACACTTACTGCTGATTGGGTTAGATATGTTTCACCAGTTGTAAACGCTCCTAATGCTGTTGTAAGTGAGCCAGTAAACTATGGTCAGTTAAATGATGTTCATGGAGGTCCTGACCAAACTTCAGTTAATTTTTATATTTGGGGAACGCAAATGGTTACAGGCACTGAAGCTGGCGACTACGTTAAAACAGAAGCTACAGGTACAGGTCCAGCCAGATACAGCCATGATCCAGAGACATTAACTCCAACAGGTTTGTACTTGGAACCGGCAGCTACTAATTTACTTAGACATAGTAATAATCCTACAAATGCTGTATGGTTTAAATCTAATACCTCTGTACTTTCTGAAACCACTACTGGACCAGACTTATCAAGTGTACCTTGGATATCATTAACAGATTATATAAGTCAAGACTACCCTTCACCATCTAACGGTACTATATATACAACTAGCATTTGGTTAAAAGCAGAAACTGCTTGTACTATAACTTTTAGGTCTATGTACACACCCGCTATAAATACTGAGATTAATGTAACTACTGAATGGAAAAGATTTAGTATTACTGGAACTTATGGTAGTAGTTTCCTTAGATGTATGCTTGATAATAGAAGTAACACAACTGCAAACACAGTTAAAATTGCATTGTGGGGAGCACAGATTGAAACTGGATCAGTAGCAACTTCTACCATTGAAACTACTAGTGAATTAAGTGGTGTAACAAGAACAGCCGACATATTCACCTCAACAGCTACAGAAGTATTAGACAGAGCTAACGGTACAAAACCAGCGTTTTATACAACGGATGGTATAAGTTATTTTGCAGCATGGCAAAATTTACCTAATACTACTGGAGGTCATCTCAGTATATTTAATAATAATGGTGGAAGTTTTTTTAGAAACAGTAATAATTCAGTCGGATTTTATTCACTATATGATGGGTCAACTGAAAATACTAACTTCTTAACTGCTAACGACCATACTTCTTCTGGTAATACTGGAAATAAAGCTACATACCCTAATTCAACAGTAGATGACCCTCATAAAACAGCTTTCCGTTTTAAACATAATGATTTTATTATATATGTAGATGGAATATCGGGAACTCCAGACCCTACAACTCCGACTATTAAAAAATCAGAAAAAATGTTTATTGGTGTAAATAGCAGTGGTGGGAGTCTATTAAACGGAACACTTAGTCGTATTGCTGTATGGAAAACAGGATTAACAAATAACAAACTAGACAGAATCACATCTTAAATTATGGAAGAAGAATTTGAAAGCGTCCCTACGTATGGTCCATACTTTAAATGGAGCAGCGAAAAGACATGGAAAACGGCAGCTAAGAAAGCTGGGTTTTACAAAACAGTTACCGAAGAAGATGAAGAAGGTAACATTATTACATCAGAAGTATTAGACGCTTATACTCACGAACATTCAATAGATGTAGTAGGTGTAATTTATAAGGGTGGTGAATGGGAAGAACAGGAAGACGGTACACTAAAAGAAGTAGAAGCTCCAGTTAAACAAGATGGGTTTCACGTTAACTACTTAGGTCCACTTCCTGAAGGTTGGGACAAAAAATCAGTTAGCCCTAAAACTCCAGTTAGAGTCTTTGCCTAGTGCTATAACTCTTCCCACCCTAGCCTTACCACCAACTCAGATATATCAAACACCTTCATTAGATCAACCAGTAGCAGACATACCATCCTATACTCCTTTAGTTGTACCTCCTAGTGATCTAGAACCACCTAAAGGGGTTAAGTCTAAAACTGAAGAAAAGACTGAGCAACCAGTTACACCAAAGATTGATATACCTTACTTTAACTTTGAAGTACCGTTACCAACTACTGAAGTGGTTATGGCTGCAACTTATGCAGCAGTGTCAGCAGTAGCTGTGACTACTTTTGCTCAACCTTTTTTTAACACGATTAAAAAGAAACTACAGAAATCAATACAGGGAAAAGTAGATAAATGGAAACAAAGCCGCCAGAAAAAAAAGGACTCCTTACCAAATTAAAAGAAAACGTAGATGACCATGAAGAACAAATGGCAATTCTTGGCGCAACCGTACGTTTGGGTGTTGTCATATGGAGTGGATTTATTATCACTCTTAATTATGTCGAGTTACCTATGGTTAAAAAGTCTAACGCTTCCGCCGACATCACTTTCGTAGCCTCGATTTTTACGGGCGCACTAGCCACTTTTGGATTGTCTACGGGCAATGGTAAGAAGAATGGAAATGGCAGTAGCACAACTCCAACAAAACCAAAAACATGAATAAATGGATAATTCTCTTAGCGTTGTTGTCACCCGCAATAGCAAGAGCAAATACTGTGACCCCTCAGTTCACCCAAGGGAGTATGAACAGTACGACAACTACAACTCAAACAGTCCAAGAAGTCAAGCAGACACAGGTGTTTGGAGCAGAGGTAAAGAGCTGGTCAGGCTCAAATGTAACTCCTTCTGGAGATATTGCAGACGCAGCTACAACCTTCTCAGTAACAGATCCAACAGCAGACTGGCTTCTAGAGACAACATCAAGAGCAGCAGGATTAGTAGAACAAATAGACGCAACAACAGATTGGACTATAAACACTACTGTTACCTCGCTCTCTGTCTTCTCACAGTAACACCTGTTTTAGCAGACGAACCTGAAGTTAATAACACCTCAAATCCGGTAGCAGCCGCGACGGGAAACGTCACAAATTCGGCAATACAATTTCAGAACAATGGTGCTTCCTCGAGACAGCAGTATTCGCAAGGGGTTGTGTGTAATGGAAGTACTATGACATTCTCTCCATTTTATATGGGCAACCATGCTAATCCATATGCTGAAAAAGAGGATATGGAAGGGTTACACCCATCTAGCTACCAGCTAAATGAGAATTGGGGTTTTCAAATTAACTTTATGGTTCCACTTTCTAAGAAAAGTTTTAACCAATGCTTGGAAATAGCTAAACGACAAGAAGAAAAATTAAGGCTCGACTATGAGCTTGTTCGCGCATTGAAATGTGCCGAATTACAAAGTAAGGGTTTCACCCTAAGACCGGGAAGTCGTGTCGAACATATGTGTCACGACATAGTTCCTATTCAATCATTATTACCAAAAGAAAATGTTAGCACTAATAAAACCTCTCGTTTTAACTTCTTTAAAAAGTGACAAATTTAAAAAGTTTGTTGTTGACTTATTAGAAAAGTTAGTTGAATCAACAGATAACGAGCTTGATGATAGAGCACTACAGATAGTCAAAAAAGGTTTGGACATTAAGTAATGGCTAAACGCGGATTATATTCAAACATCCACGCCAAAAGAAAGCGCATTGCTGCTGGATCTGGTGAAAAAATGAGAAAACCCGGAGCTAAAGGTGCTCCAACAAAAGCAAACTTTAAAAGAGCTGCTAGAACAGCTAAAAAATAATGGCTGCCAACAACATATTAAAAATAAAAACAGTTCGTGGAGTACCTAAATATCTATACAACATAGATAAAGAAAGGTATG